TATCAACATTTTTGAGGCTTGCATCCTTAAGATTGTCATAACAGTATTCACGGATGAATGGCTCATCCAATCCTTTGAAGTCTAGCATGTAGTAGATACGACCTGGACGATTACGCATGTGTGAATCAACACGCCACTTATCGTTACAGGTAATCATAAACAATTTCTTAGTTGGAAAGACACCATCCAACAATGTTAGAATTGATTCTTGTTGGTCTTTATCATACGTCTTTTCAAACTCATCAAATAGAATAGCACAAGGCTGTTCAATGTTTTGAATGAATGTATTAAACTTATCACCGCACCAAGGCTGATTGATAACGATTGTAGGGATTCCTTGCTTAGCCAATTGAATAGCAACATTCTTAGTAAGCAATGTTTTACCACTACCTTTTTCACCAGTCATCATTACACCGGTTGCGTTATCACGATCCATAAAGGTACGGATAATCTTGTCAGTGTTCTTAAGACAATTTCCGTAGATTTTACCTGGAATAGCAAAGCCATCAATATGTTCTAGGTACAACTCACCTGACATTTCATTAATTTTAACAACATAATTACCTGCAGGCAACATACGATGAATGTCCATTGCCTCATCACTGGCTACACGGTAGGTATTACCAGTCTTCAAAAAATAACTCATTTCAATCCTTTAAAAAAAATTGTTCTATATTTGTTAACACTGACATTGTATTCAATACAAAACATACTCCGGCTGCATACCAGGAAAAAGAATATTTTTCAGAATCAATAATCCACTTAGCCGCCCAAATTGCAAATATTAGGTTAAGTATTATCATATTATGAATTCAGTGTAGCAAATGGACTCATATCTTCTTCATTCGGTTCTATCTGCTCAAGTGTATCATACACCCACACGATAGGGATATCAAGAATTTTGGCAATTGTCGCAGGATGAACACCATCCTCGATCATCATTTCAATATCCAGCATTACATTAGTCATTTTGCTCATTTTCTAACTCCTCAAGTCTATACTCTGCTAATTCATCAATCATGGTATCAATTAACACAAGGTGATCTTGTACAAAATTCATATCACCCAATGTATCAATCATTAGTTCTTTGGCTTCTTCTAATCTTTCGATTGCCAATTTCATTTTTTCTGCATTAGTCATTTTGAATTACTCACTGTAGTTTTAAACAAAAATCCAAACAACACCGTAATGCCCCACGCCTGCAGCCAGGACACTTCACTAACCCCTGCAACGGCTCCAACCAAGCAACCATTCCAAAGCATGTACACCGGCCAACTTAGTAAGAAACTAAGTAACAATAGTCCTGCAATAGCAATGACAATTGCCCCAATCATAACAGCAATTTTTTCCATGATTATTACTCCGAAAATTCGTACATGTATTGAGCAACGCTAGGATCCAACTTGATGAGGTCTTTAGCGGCACCAGTCAATGCACGATAACGGGCTTGCACTTGACTACGGGGCAGTTCGCCGTCACAGGAAAGATTCTCAGGGCTCAGTGCGGCATCAATACTTTGTGCAACACGTTTGCGACCCTCAGCCGTTTTAACTTCGTAGACCACAACGTTACCACTGAACAATGAATTCCAGCTGTTTTGCTGGGAGATGTATGCGTTAAGTGCTTTCATTTTTGATTCCTTTAATCAACTGTTTAAGATTATATTATATACCCGAATTGATTTATTGTCAAGCCTGGTATGTAAAATAACTACGGATTTTGCTTTGGCGATTGGTGTGACTTTCGTTGAATTTTACTTCATAGCCTCGCTCACGGAGAGCAGTCATCAACACTGACAAGTCACAGTCCTCTTCCAGGAATGCATTCTCACCCTTTTGATAACTGTATGTAGAGATTTTGTCGGCGATACCAAGTGACACCAACTTGGACTTTGCAATACGTGCCCAAGCATGACCAGGATCTGCAAAAACTTTGATGGAGATTTTTTTAGTCATGTTTGTTCCTTAGATGTAAAAACATTCACCACGCTTGTCGGCACCGATAGCATCATAGACACATTCACGAACCATAGTGTCCATTGCCTCACCGAACATGTCAGGATTAGAATCGGCCAAGTCACGCAATGCCTTGAAAGTCTGTTTCCATGACAGATTTTGACTTTTGGCAGTTGTCACAATACCGTGAACAGCCATGTTACCTTCATCAGAGTACATAGCATAAGTGATATCAAGTGTGATTTTAGTCATTTCGTTTCCTTTTCTTTACTGTCTAAGATTCTATTATATACCCAAAGCCATTTATTGTCAACTTTGGGTATGTTGTTTTTAAGCAACTTCCAACATGCTAGCTGGGACTCTCCAGGTCGTGCCAATCAAGCTACTTGACTTTTGCTCACTCACCAGGATGTACTTTTGATTTACTTTTTTCACAGTACCGGTCACAATCATACCATTGCGACTATTTTTGAATTTGACAACAGTACCAACGTTCATGGCACGTTTGTTCTGCTTTGCAATGCTAGCACGGGCAAACTTGATGGCATCACCAATGCTATTCAGTTCATCATTGGTAAAGTTACCGAACATGATAGCAGAATTAACTTGCTGAATTGCTGAGAATTTTTCCATTTGTCTTTCCTTTGAGTTAATCAATCAATACACGTAGTATATCAAACTTTGGATTTATTGTCAACCAAAACTTGGTCTGTGACAATGATTCCACCGTAAGCATTTTGATAAGTTTCCGCAACTGCACGGATGAAGAAAGTGAGTACTTTACCGTTACCTGCAATCAAAGTGAATTTCATATCGATTCCTTACTGTTGATACAAGTATTATATACCCGAAATGATTTACTGTCAACTGAAAAATGAATACTTTATGTTACTCTTTGGTAGTATAGTTTCTAGCAGATATCCCGCACTTTTCGCCGTACATGCGTGATTGTTCACAGGTCTTCAAATAACTGGTCCTAGAGCGGCCTAGTACGTAATCGGGGGTTGGTTCTGTCAAAGAATCTGGATGTGTGCAAGTATGCTCATAATCATTTCGTATTACTTTGTTAAGTAACGGGATTTGACTGATAAACTTACAATCCTTACAAAGCAGGACTTCCATGTTAGTACTCACTCTTTTTATGTTTTGGTGTGCGGCGATATGCAATTTTGCTTTGCACAACCTTGGGTTTGAACGGTGTATTTTCTTGAAACAATACACGATGGGCCCTGTGTTTGGGCTGTTCAATTTTGAAAGATAAGAGTTCTTTTTTCATAGCCTTTAGTATAGCAGAACCCTTATTTATTGTCAACCAGAGCGGCCTGTACTGTAGTGTGTACCTTTTGGTCCTTTTGAAACAAAAGTTCTACCATATAATTCACCCTGATATTCATCACTATTAGTAGAGTATTTCAGTACCACTTTGATACTTTTATTCAGGCTAATGCTTAACAGTACTTGAGGTTTGAATTCAAGTACATCGGCCGTTACCGTTTGTCCATTGTCTACACACTTGACCTGTGCAGTTTCATCATACCGAATCATCTTAGACTCCAAGAGTAACGTTTATTTGTTTGATAGATTTGGTAGTGAAACTACGCCACTCTTTAATGTCTGTATCAAACACCCGCATTGTAGTTTCTGATTGTTTCCTAGGTGTTGCACCTTCTTTGATTTCAATTTTAGGAACAACGTCAGGATTGGTTGTGCAATTCATTACACGTTCAGTACCATCCTTTTTAGTGAAGGTAACTGTAACTGTATCAGTACCCAACATACCACGCAACCAAGATTCAAACTTAGTCCAGTCTTCTTCTTTCCAATCAATTGTCGGATTCATCTTCTTGTTCTTCCCAGGTTGTAAAAAAGTTTTTAATTTTTAATTCTTCATCCCAAGAACTACAATAATCATTATCTACATCACACAATGTCAATGCTTCCTCTTTAGACACAATACGATGACTAACAATCTGTTCACCAATATGTTCTTGGCTAAACTCTTTTGCCTCGTTCATTGTAACAGTATCTAATGCCCAATCAGTTTTGTTCTTCCCGTACTTATCAATACCAACAGGAACTTCAACCATATAACGTTCACGGAATGTACTGACACATTCAACAAGAACCCATTGTGTATCTTTCTTTTCTTTCTTAGTCAAGGTAAAACTCCCGTCTTTGTGTGTTTTAAATTTAAGTGTATCACCGATCTCCCAACCTAATTCATCACAAAATCCCTCCGGGAACGGAAGAATCAAGTCACCTGTATCAGGATCTTCTTGTAGGTATACTGTGTGTTTCTTTGACATTTTTTTTCCTTATGTTAACATGCGAATTAAACCAATTGAATCTATCGTTGTGAGCAAGAGGTAGTTCCCAAGCATACCAAACGATCGGCGAGTATAACTAGCCCAAGCGTACATAGCACACCCTGTAATCCAAACAGGATAAAGTGCCAGTAAAGGTGGATTTGGAACTGTTGCAGCCATTGTGATAGCACACCCAATGCTAATACCCCAAGCAACAACTTCAACACAGAATCTAAATTTGTTAGTTTTGTAATCACTTTTTATCCAATCAAAGGTATCATGTAAAAAATTAGTCATGTGTTTTTATTACTTCAAGTAATACTTTCTCAACCATTTTGTTAAGTGTAATATCATGTTTATGTGCTTCCATGCACAATTGTAACATAACATCATCTTCCAATTCAATAGGAACTTGAACACGCTTGTCAAAATCTTCACCATAAAAGATTGCTTTTGCTTTTTCTAAAAAGTCTTCCTCAGTTTCAAGATCAATCCATTTAACATCATCCCAAGCCTTGCGCCATTTAACATTGCGTGACTTAGCCTCAGATATCATGGCATCTTTATATTCAGGATTCAACCAACGATAAGGTTCCATCTCTTTATCTTCTTTGCCCCATCCACTGGTTTTAATACTTACATCGGCTTCATAGATTTCCTGTGTCTCAGTACTGTAAAGCACAGACACATGAGCAAACTCACTTTCATAATTTAAAAACCTTGCGTTTGGATAACAGTTCCATCCATACTCACTACCTTCAGTAATACGGTGATTTGTTAGTTCATTTATTTGACTTAAGTGCATTTTCTTGTCCTTTGTAGTGTTCAATAATAGGTTCGATGTTGTTATTGTATATCTGTTCCATTGTTTTGTAAAGCAGTTTGGCATCCTGCTCAGTCATACCTGCTGTCCAATTTGGTTCGCCATCTTCTTTACGCAACCCATAATCATGCCTATATGTATAACACATGTCAGTGATAATTTGTTCTTTATCTTTCATATAATTTTTTACACTCCACAATTACAAAAGTGGGATAGTTTTCTTTCATTGATAAAACAGTCGGGCAATGAAATTCAACTACAATAGTTTCACTATCATAGTAGTCATTGGTTATCAACCCCCAAACAAATCGTCCAATAAATATTACACCCAATAATACAACGATAGGCAATATCAAACTACTTGCTCTGTTGGGTCCTGGAAAACTATACATCATGTATCCTTGTCAACATTCAATCCAGCAATTGTTTGCATAATCCCAATGTCTATTATCATATAAAGAAAACATGATTTCATAACCAAACAAACCTAACTCAAGTTTAATACCTGCATGGTCACCTTTTCTACGCCAATCAAATTTAAAATGAAATAGATTTTCACAGTCTTGAAATACTTCAAATTCAAAATATTTGTGTTTGAAGGGCGTACCACAAACATAATTAAAAATATGATTGAATGACGTACTAGTGAAGGGGTAATCAATTGAAAAGTTTAGTTTAATCATATTATGATGATAACATGAAACCTAATTAAAGTCAATTATTTAGGTTAACATGTTGTTGATAAGTTTTAGGGCACTTTGTACTACTGATACATCTACGTGCATTCTTTGGGCAATTTCATGCACATTCAGATTTCTTTCAACCATTTCTTTCACTTGCAACATTACGTCATGGGACATGTTAAACTCCTTAGGGGGTATATATAACGCCTCAGGATCCAGTTCCGTTGACATTAAATTTTCAACATTGCCCACATTGCTGTCTTTTCCAAATCAGTTTGAAAGTTTGGGTATACCTCATCCAATCTTGATTTAGGAATATTCACATATCCTTTATTTTCTTTTTTGCGAAACATATCTTCTGCTTCCCAAATTGATGCACTAAACATCTTTGTCTGTAATTTGGCACCACGCCGGCCCCAAAATGATAGGTATTCATTGTATGCAGGTTTATAGTTTGGAAAAGGATGAAATTTAAGATGTGAGGCCTCATGTTCACGCAACAGAATGATGCCCCAGACTTTATCAGAAGTGCCTTCACGACACCAACCAATATATGCGTAGTTCATTCTTCAATTTCCTCTACAGGTTTATCAGGGATATTTTCTGTATCATTATCTTGTGCAAACACAAAGCCCATATCTAACATTGTGTCCATTTCAGCAGGTGTACAGTGAGCACGAAACACAAACAGTCGGCAAGTAAGATTGTCCTTGCTATAGTAGATCCTATAACTCACACGTTCCACATTCAATGCTTTAGCAAGGTCGTCTAAAGAAAAACTTTCGGGCCAGTCATCATCAACGCTATTACGTATCTTTTCAAAATAAAAATCTTGCATCATTTTAATTCCTTCAGCTAAAAACAAATATCCAGGCATTGATAATAAACCAAACTGTTGCACAAGACATAATAACAATCAATGCATCCAGTGCAATGATTTCGGGTCCAGGGGGCTTAGGTCCAAATTCTTTTAACCAAGAATTTTGGTCAACCTTTTTAACTTCTGCTGTACCTAAATGCAAATCAACGGGTTTCATTACCGTAAACTCATTCATTATTTCATCGGTCATTTCCGGCAAGTCATCAAAGTCATCAAGTGGTTTATTCATATTTTATCTCCATGCATTAACTAAACCAATTACACAAGTAACGATTGCTACCATGTTCACTACTAGTTGCGGGCGATTCTTAACACGAATAGTCCACGCCATAAATGCTAATGTGCCTAATGTAAATGCCACAATGTTGTAGGGATAAACACTAGGTCCAATTGCATTGCACACGTGTCCTGCAATAATGAATACTGCACCAGCCCATTGTAAGATATCGTTTACTTTCATTCTTCAACTCCGAAAACTCTGAAATGTTTTCCAATAATTACACAGCCTCTAAATTCACCATTATCCGCTAGAATCTTGATACATTCCATCACAATCAACTCGGCAAACTTTTGACATTCTGGCATGTCCCAGTGTCCAATGCCAAACATATCCGTTGTGTATCCAGCCTGTTCAGCAAGTTCTCGAATTCGTTCGTTCATTACTTTACTCCAAATGTGTTCAATGCTGGTTGCAGTGTGTTAATCAATTCAGTCTCGCGGGCATGAGCAGGACGCTTGCCTCTCACAATCTCCACGACACCAAATACAAATCGCTCGGCACCTTGTTCACGCAAGGCACGTGACAAACCCCAATCTTTGTTCTCAGTCATAGCACGTTGCATGTGTTTTTGCATACGACGGCGTAATGTGCGAAATACATTACCCTTGAATGAAACAGCAGTCAGACCAATGTAATACTCAAGTGTTACAGTGTCTTGAATGTAGTAGATGACTTGATTGCGGTCTGTTCTACGTTTGCGGTTGATTTTCGAGTTCATGTAAGTATTATATACCCAATGTGATTTATTGTCAACTATTGAGTATACTACTTTCAGTTTACTTTACAAACCCAGCAAACATTTCAATGTCATACCAAGCTACTGCTTTAGTATTCATTTCATAAACAAGCACAGGGAATGCTTGAGTATTAACTTTATCAAAGTTAACAAGTTTCTCAAAATTAGATTGACACAGTTCTTCATCAGACTGGTCCTCAAAAGTCACAAATGCTTTGTTAGTGTTCACAAACTCATCAATGTTGTAAGACATAATAGGCCCTTTCAAATGTTTAAGATGCTATTGTATACCCAATTTGATTTATTGTCAACTTGTTGTTGTAAGGATATCCAAAGCCTGTTGTAATACTTTTGACTGACGATGTTGTACATCCAACTCCCATGGTAGGTTGGTGTATTCTTCATGTGTCATTTCTTCAGGTGGTTTATTTGTATAGGGTATGCCATGCCAATAACACATGCCATTAGGTTTAATCTTAAGCATACCTAAATACTTTTGACTAACATGTATCAGTTCATGTACAAGAATTTTTAGTTGTGATTCTAGTGATAGGTTGATGTTCAATCCAATACGATTGACTCGGTTGATATCAATACCACCATAGACATTCTCCTCTAAGGGGCACAAGCATACCTCTACAGTGTCCGGCAACTCTATGATTTGAGATACTGCAATGGCTAACGAGGTCAATAAAGCCTCGTTATCTTTTTCATAGTTATTATTTTTATAGTAAAACTTAACTTCCATTATGCATTATGAATTTTGTCCATTGCCTTTTTAACTATCTTCTCACGTTCTTGTTTAGTTCTAGCACCTAGCACTGTTATATTATATAATTGGTTATTTGTACTTACAAGCATTGTGATACAGAATCCTGCCGCATTTGTAAACCCTGTCTTTATCGTAACTATTCCTTCTTTTCCAAAATAATGACTAGTTGGATTACTAATAATTGATTTGTTCCTTGGTTGTTTGATTCGCTTTTTAGATTTTTTACTCTTTTTAGATTTATTAGGTACCGCTGATTTAGTAACCACTCTTTGTGTTTGTGCGGCTTGTTGTACAATAGGAAAATTACTAACTGCTTTAACTAGCATTACAATATCATTAACAGTACTGTAATTCATAGCACTCAATCCAGTGGGTTCGACAAATCCGGTATGCATCATTCCAAGTTCTTTTGAATGAGTATTCATTTGACGAATAAAATGTGGTTGTCCACCGGGATAATTTTGCGATAAAGTAACTGCGGCTAAATTATCACTGCTTACTAATGACATGTTAACTAGTTCTTGTCTTGTCAGAATCATGCCCTTCCTTAGTTTAGTGTGATTGATTTTATTACTTATGACAGTTAGTTTTTCGTTAAGGTCTTGATTTGATTTCATGACCGTGTATATAGTCATTAGTTTGCTTATACTAGCAATACTAACTTCTTTTTCACTGAGAGAGCCTGAGATAACTCTATCATGTGTTACGTTGTACACTACAGTGTTTGGCTCAGCAAATGAGAATAGTGGCAGAAATAATAATATGATTAAAATGTTTCGCATAGAATATTTAGTATATCACGAAACCGTCACAATTCACAGCAACATGGACAACCTGTATAGCCAAAAAAATAGACCCCGAAGGGTCTATTTACATTGTAGGACCATTTCCTGATTTGAATCCTACTATCCCACCTTCGTCTTTGATGCGTTTTATAACATCTTCAAACAATATAGGTCTAAAGTC